CAAGTCTGCTATTTGCGAAGCAATCACAAACTCCGATTACTTCGGTGAGATTGCACAGATGGGTGATTCCGTTAAGATTATCAAAGAACCCGAAATTTCAGTTCAGGCATACGAGCGTGGCACACAAATCACTGCTCAAGACTTGGACGATGAAGATTTCAACCTGACAATTGACAAAGCTAACTACTTTGCATTTAAGGTTGATGACATTGAAGAGGCACACTCACACGTAAACTTCCAGTCTCTGGCAAGTGACCGTGCGGCATACCGCCTTGCTGACCAGTTTGACCAAGACGTTCTTGGCTACCTGTCAGGCTTCAAGCAGTCTGCTCTGCACTCAAATGCAGACACTGTTAACACAACCGTGAATGGCTCAAAAGCTATTGACACTGCAGGTTCTGATGAACTGTTGGCTTCAATGAAGATTGACGCTTCAGACTTCAATTCAGGTACTTCAGGTCAGTCAATTGGCCTTCAGCCACGTACAGGTGGGGCAACTGGTGTCCCTTCTGATGCTGGTGTTGCGAACCCACTGCAGATTGTTGCACGTATGGCTCGTAAGCTGGACCAACAAAATGTTGACACACAAGGCCGCTGGCTGGTTGTTGACCCAGTATTCAAAGAAATTCTGATGGACGAAGACTCCCGTCTTCTGGATGCAGATTTCGGTGGTGCTGGTCTGCAGAATGGTCTCATTCTGAATAACCTGCATGGTTTCCGTGTGTACGTTTCTAACAACCTGCCATCAGTTGGTACAGGTCCATCTACTACAGGTGGTACTAACGCATCTAACTATGGTGTAATGGTTGCTGGTCACGATTCTGCTGTTGCTACTGCAGAGCAGATTAACAAGACTGAAACTTACCGTGACCCTGACAGCTTCGCTGACATCGTTCGTGGTATGCACCTGTATGGTCGCAAGATTCTTCGTCCTGAAGCTCTTGTCAACGCACGTTACAACTTGGTATAAGGGAGACTAGACTAATGGCACTTTCACCAACTCTTGCTCCCGTTGCTCGTCTCGTAGAGGCAGAAGTAACAATGGCTACCGCTTCTGGTACTGTTACAGCAATCAACCTTGATGCAAATACTCTGGTAATTGCAGCAGGTGCGATTGTAACAGAAGCTGCAGCAGGTTCAACTGCACACACATTTGACCTTTCAGTAGGTTCAGATGACGTGATTTCTGCAGTGAACTTCCAAGCTGCATCAGTAGGCGATGTGGTTACTGAAGCATGTGTTCCAATCCTTGTCGGTTCATCTGACGACACACTTGATGTTGTCTCAACCGTCACAGGTACTGGTACAGCAGGTAAGGCTCGTATCTGGGCTTTGGTTGCAGATGCTACAACCCCACGTGCTGCTGCTGAAGTAGACCGTGACCTTGCATAAGTGAACATTTGAGGGGGCAGGGCAACTTGCCCCTTCATTCTCTTACTAGGATTTTTAGATGGCATACAATTACCTAGACATTACAAACGAAGTACTTGCTCGTTTTAACGAAGTAGAACTTACGTCTGCAAACTTTGGTAACTCTCGTGGGTTTCAAACTCAGTGTAAGAACGCCGTAAATGATGCTATCAACTATATTTTTCAACGTGAGTTTAGCTGGTCATTTAGCCATGCCGAACAAACAGAAACTCTTGTAGCCAACACAACTCGCTACAGTATTGGGTCTAGTGTATATCATGTAGACTACGAAACATTTAGAATTGAAAAAGATGATTCTCTTGGCACTGCCGGAGTAACACTTAAAGAATTAGATTACAAAGAATACGTAGATAAATATATTGACCAAGAAAGCACATCAAACGTGGGTGGTGTGCCTGTTTACGTTTTTAGAACCCCAGATAATAACTATGGGCTATATCCATACCCTGACAAAGCATACTCACTCAAGTATGATGCATATGTAAAACCTACACAACTTTCTGCTGCAACTGATGCACCAACTATTCCTGAACAGTTTCGTCAGGTAATTGTGGATGGTGCAACTGCTTATGGCTACCAGTATCGTGGTGAAGCACAGCAGTATGGCATTAACTTTGCACGGTTTGAAGAAGGTATTAAACATATGCAGAGTTTGTTTATTAACCGTAACTTTGCATACTTGCGTTCAACATATATCCCACGTTCACAACGGTACGGTACGTCCATCTTCCCATCAGGAGCATAACACATGGCTGATGAATCAGGTCTTAGCCCGTATGTGTTTGCTTGCGAAGGTGGATTGGTTTTAGACCAGTCTACTTTCTCTATGCAACCGGGTATGGCACTAGAGTTACAAAACTTTGAGCCGGATATTCGTGGTGGGTACAGACGCATCAACGGGTACGAAAAGTGGAACAGTAATATTGTACCACAGGATACCAGCGATACCGAAAAGGTTTTGATGTGTGCCTACTTTGGTGACAATGTAATTGCTGCACGTGGCACAAAGATACACGAAGCAGGTACTACAGGTTCATGGACACAGATTGACAGTGGCAGAACAAGTGCTGGAAAGTATACACATTTTCGTTATAATCTTGGTGGTACTGATTATATCGTGTGGGCTGATGGGGCTAATAACGCTACTAAGTACGATGGCACAACAGTCACCGACCTTAATGCAACAGGCGCACCAAGTGACCCACAATACGTTGTAGGCTTCAAAGATGCACTGTTTTTTGCAGGTATGTCATCCACACCACAGGCTGTTACATTTACAGCACCATTTACAGACGATGACTTTAGTATAGCAAATGGTGCAGGTACAATCAACGTAGACAGCCCTATTACTGGACTGTTTCCGTTTCGTGACCAACTGTTTATCTTCTGTGAAGAGCGTATCTTTAAACTGGTTGGTAACACTATTGCAGATTTCCAACTGCAGCCTGTTACTAGAGAGATTGGTTGTGTTAATGGCTTCACCATTCAGGAAGTTGCAGGTGACCTTATCTTCCTAGCCAAAGACGGTCTGCGTACTGTTGCTGGTACTGAAAGAATTGGTGACGTTGAACTTGGTACAATCAGCCGTCCTATTCAGCGTAGGTTTTCTGACCAGACGGATGTAGATGAGTTTGACAGTGTAGTTGTACCAGACAAAACACAGTATCGTATTTTCTTTTCTAATGCAGATGTAACACGGGGAAATACTACAGGGGTTATTGCAGTACGTAAGCAGAACTATGAATTTGCAGACTTGCGTGGTATTCGCCCTAGTTGCACAGATTTTATTGTTGAAAACGGTGAGTCCATCGTACTGCACGGCGAATATGATGGCTATGTATATCGTCAAGAAAAAGGTGATGACTTTGACGGTAACACAATAACAGGTAAATATCGTTCACCTGACTTGTCTATGGGTGATGCAGGTATTCGTAAGAACTTTCAGCGTATTATCATTAACTATGCACCTGAAGCTGCAGTGAACGCTGATTTGTTTGTACGATATGATTATGAATCACCTAATGTACCACGACCAGCAGCATATCCGTTTGACACATCTACGGTAGTTGCAATTTACGGTACATCAGTATACGGCACAGCAACATACGGTGGTCAGTCAAACCCACTTGTACGTCAGCCAATTGAGGGTTCAGGCTTTGCTGTAGCACTGAGGGTGAATGATAGGGGTGCTTCAGCCCCATACTCGCTGAAGGGTTTTCAGCTAGAATTTGATGTAGGAGCAAGACGCTAATGGCAGGTTACACCAGACAGTCTACGTTTACTGATGGCGATATTATTAATGCGTCCGACAGTAATGACGAGTTCAACCAGCTAATCAACGCATTTAGTAATACCACGGGTCACGCACACGATGGTACTGCTGCTGAAGGTCCAGTCATTGGTTTGATTGGTGACCCCGGTGTTGCTACGCCTAAAAACAAAGTTGTAGTAGATGACACAAACAATCAGATTGAAGTGTCTATTGATGTATCAGGCACATCTACTGAACAGTTTATTGTCAAAGATGGTGTGATTGAACCTACCACCGATGACGATATTGACCTTGGTTCATCTACAAAAAAGTTTAAAGACGCATACGTAGACGGTATTGCATATCTTGATGCTATCAACTTCAACGGCACAGCAATTTCTGCTACAGCCGCTGAACTTAACATCATGGATGGTGTAACAGCGACTACTGTTGAACTGAATATTATGGATGGTGTTACTGCTACTACAGCAGAATTAAACATCATGGATGGTGTAACAGCCGCTACTGCTGAACTCAACATTATGGATGGCGTAACTGCTACCACTGCTGAGTTGAACATCATGGACGGTGTAACGGCTACTACTACTGAAATTAATTTGCTAGATGGTGTAACATCCACTACGGCAGAACTAAACATTGTTGATGGAAGTACAACAGCAACATCTACAACTGTAGCCGCTGCTGACCGTGTTGTGCTTAATGACAATGGTACAATGGTTCAGGCTGCTGTTACTGACCTTGATACTTTTTTCTCCGGTACTACTAAAACACTTACCAATAAGACGCTTACAAGCCCTGTCATTAGCACAATCAGTAACACTGGTACAATCACACTACCAACAAGCACAGACACGCTTGTAGGCCGTGCTACGACTGATACACTGACTAATAAAACCTTTGATGCCAACGGCACTGGTAACAGCTTGAGCAACGTAGAAGTTGCTGACCTTGCTGCATCTGCTGTTGTAACTGAATCAGAAGGTATTGGGTCAAATGATAATGACACTACACTGCCTACATCTGCTGCTGTTAAAGACTACGTAGACAGTCAGGTAGAAACTAAAGATGCTCTGTCAGAACTGTCTGGTGACTCTGATGACATTACTGAAGGCACAACTAATCTGTTCTTCACTAATGAGCGTGTAGATGACCGTGTAGACAGCTTGCTTACTGCTGGCACAAACATTACACTTACATATGATGATACGGCAGGTACGCTTACTGTAGATGCTACCGATACTGGTATTACAGACGTTGTATCAGATACCTCACCGCAACTCGGTGGTGACCTTGACGTAAACACAAACAACATCAGTTTTGGTGACTCTACTACCGCAGGTACAGATGACACCCTGATGTTTGGTGCGGGGGATGACCTCAAGCTGTATCATGACGGTACGCACAGTTACATTCACGATAGCGGTACAGGAGACCTGAGACTACGTGGTAGCGTCCTTAGCTTGCGTAGCGAAAACGACAATGTGCCTTTTGTTACTGCTTCAAGTTCAGGTGTAACACTAACACACGCTGGTGCTACTAAGCTGACTACAGTATCTAGTGGGGTAGACGTTACAGGTTCACTTGATGTAACAGACGCATCTACCACACGCACTAACTTGGGTCTTGGTACTGCGGCAACGTCTGCAAGCACAGATTTTGTAGCTGTAACTGGTGATGATGTAACTGGTAACATTAACTTTGCTGATAATGCAAAGGCACAGTTTGGTGCTGGCAATGACTTGCAGATTTATCACAATGGGTCAGCATCATATATTTCCGACACTGGAACTGGCGACTTAAACATTCAAGGAACAAATGTTGCGCTAAGAGAAAGTGATGGTACTTATTTCTTTTATGGTGACTCAAGCACAGGCGTTGTTTCTCTTAGGCACAACGGCAATACCAAACTAGCCACCACCAGTACAGGCGTAACTGTAACAGGAACACTAGCTGCAACAGCAGTTACAGGTGATGGCTCTGGCCTTACAAACCTACCAGCATCAGGTGATGGTGGCATTGCAATGGCTATTGCACTAGGCTAATAAACTATTGACTTTCACAATTAAATGTGATATAATTACTGTATAATTAATTCGGAGAAAAACATGGCAAACGCTTTTCTAAGTGAAACAGATACAGGTATCGGCACTTCGCTGACTTCGGTATTTACCTGTCCTGCTTCTACAGAATCTACCGTTATTGGTTTGTCTGTG